GTTTTTACTTGCATGTTTTTTTGTTTTAATTGGTTAATTTTTTGTTTTAATATTTACTTTTTGTTTTTGAATTTGATTTACTTGCTTGTTTGACTATCTCGACCTTTGATTCGGGATGATGTCTGAATAATCGGATAAACTTTTCAGCCTCCCAAATTCGCATATTACGTTTTAAAACTTGCTTGATACTGTTTCTATGATAGGTCTTTACAACCATGTAGAAGTCGTTTGAGCGAATTAGTTTACCGTTTACTATGCTTAGAAGTTGGGAGTGCATGGGTTAGTTATTAGCCTTGATATATTCCTTCACCACCTCGTTAATTTTTCCCTTTAGCACATCGTAATCATCTACTAGCACTCTCACAGATATAACTTTTGTCGGTGCTTTTTTCGGTTGCCCTGCGCCTGGTCTTTTGCCTCCATGTTGGTTTTTCACATTATCGTTTTGCTTTCCCATTATCCTTCAATAAATACTTTAAGTGAATACAATAGAAAGTAAATGATGTAGCCAACAACTAGAAAGTAAAATAGTAGCATCCAATCAAATGATTTTTTAAATACGGTATGGTCTACGAAAATTGGGTCGTTTGGCTTATCAAAGTCAATTAATCGCTTACAAGCGTAGATTATTGCTATTATAATGAAAATTATTAGGTGTATTAGGTTGCGTTGTTCCATTTTGTTATCTTAATTTTTTATCAAGTGCTACGTTAATTATTTTAGCACATAAATTTACCAACTTTTCAGCGTATTCCCTTTCGGATTCTGAAAGTTCATCAAGTTCTTTGTCTTGAATTTCATGGTAGCAATCGTTTAAATCGTGGTATGTGTTAATGAACATACAGTGTGACATATTGGACATGGTAGTTTTATTTCTAGGTTTATATTTACGTCTATTTACCCCCTTGTAGCTTATTTCTAGCTGTTTATTTAGCCTTGAATCGGTTTGGTGAAGGGAATGGGTCATTGCTTACATTGCTAGATATATGCTTTTCCTTGCGTCTTTCCCAAAATGAGATTCAATTAGTTCAAACATTTCATTGTTTTTATCGGCTCTGTAATGGCTTAAATTTGTATATAAATGCCCATCTATATCGTGTAGTCTATTAATAAGTGCAAATTGTTCGGCTAAACTTTCAAATCCCAATGCTTCACAAATATATTGCTTTACTTCTCCATGATTATTACTATCTGTTAGTTTTGCAACTTGTGCGACTATGATATTTATATCTATATTCTTTCCCATCTTGCTTAATGTGTTTTATGTGGTTAATCGTTTATAATATCTCTATCAACTACTACAATAAAGTTTCCTACCTTTTCGCCTCCTATGCAGTAGCTACCTTCTGGAGTATAAATGTATTGTCTAAATTTCTCCTTAGTTGTATTTACTAATTGAAATTCATTCTTATTCTCAAACATAAAGTCTATTATTGCTTTCTTTAATTCTGTGTGCATGGTATTTAGTTTAGTATTTGTTCGGTTATATCCGTTGACCATACGATACTTACTTCGTGTCCGCTATCATCATTGAAATAGGCTTCATCTAAGTAAAATATTTCGTCTTCCTTTTCTATTGGCTCATCGAATTTTAGGCTTATAATTTCAATAAATAATTTCTCTGCTTGTTCTACAACGATTTGCTTTTCTTCTTCATTGCCTCCCGTTATTGTAAAGCTATGAATGCTGTATATTGTACCGTCTATTAGTTGGATTACGTTTATTATTTGCATGGTATTTATTTTATTTCTTTTCGGTATTTACTTATTGCTTCGGTCATAGAATAGCCTATATACTTAATTCCATCTATGTTAATTGTTCCGTTTTGGTATTGGTAAGCATATACGCCTACTCTTACTTTTTTGCTCTTTATTGGGGTGCTAAATAAATCGGTCATGGTATTTAGTTTAGTGCGTTTGAATGTAATTATTAATAAGTATCGAATCGTGTTTACTTAGTGGCTGTACATCGTCTTGATTTACAACATTTTGCGTATCGCATAGCACACATAAGGCAATTACAATGGCTATAAGTATCAAGGTTTGTAGGGGGGTGTTGGTTCGTAGGTTCATAGTCTTAAATTAGTTTGTTTTAAATAGTTTCAATCCAGCCTTTTATCTCATATCGTTCCATATATTCCTCCGCCTCTTCTTCTGAATCAAATATCTTTGCATTTTGAGAATCAATTACGCCATAATCTGAATTATTTTCGGCTACATATCTTGTACTGTTTGCGCCTCCATCAAATGCAATTATGTATTCGTCTATATTTACTTCATCTATCGAAGCGGTGCAAGCGTCTAGTCTTAATCTTCCAACTTGTTCAATGTCTTCCAATGCCTCTGTTAATTCTTTAGATTCGTATTCAAAATAGTTTTCGGCTCGTTCAATTAAATACTTCTTAGCCTCGTCTTCTGTGTCGAAGTCTTGATGCGCTGTAAAACAACCGTTCCCGTGTTTTTTAATTGGCATTCCAAAATTTAAAATACTTTGGTATTGATAAGCTGTTGGAACAAATGCGTGTATTCTGAATGTTGTTTTCATATTGCTATTTTATTTAAAATGAATTAATAAGGGTTGATAATTTAGACTTGAATTGCGGTGACGATACAAGGTCTTCAAATGAATTATAAGCGTAATGGCTGTCATTATTTTTTAAGTAGTATTTTGGGGATATTTCATCAGCAACCATATTCCCATTACTTAATTTTGTACTTATCCCCCATGCTGTGCAATTTATTCCTATTGAGTTAAATACGCCATCTACGGATATACTTAAATTCATTTTTTGGTGTTCAGTAGTTACTTTAAATTTAAGTTCTCCGACATTTTGCAAATCTTCAATTAATGTTTGGAATTTATAGGATAATGCTTCGTTATGAACAGCTATGGCGGTATTAAATTTATTTTGTGCTAAAGCGGTTTCATTAGCTACACGTTTTTTAAGTTCCAAAATATCGGATATGTCAATATAATTAAATTTTGACCGACTATTTAGTAAATTAAATTGGGCAGTAATATTGTCAATTATTGTTTGTTGGGTAGGTGTTAGGTTTTTCATATTGTTATTTTTTAAATTAGTTTGTTTGGGTTATAATGTAGTCAATTCAGAACTATAATGAATCTTCTCAAAACTTAATACTATTTCTCCTTCGTTTCTTAGATTATAAGATATTGTCTTTGTATCTATATAAGTATTTCTAATTAAGTTGAAGTCGTTGTTAAAGCAATAATCTTTAATAAATGTATTTGTTGCTTTTATCGTCTTGAAAATATTAATAGTATTATTAACTATTACTTTGTATTGAGGCTTATTTAGTACTGGCATGACGTTTTGGTTATAGATTAAAACAAATTTATTCGTATTGCAAAAGGAAGCGACAAACGAAACATTTTAACGTCTTGCAATGCTTTGTAAAATTGCACCATTAAGGGGAAGCGTTCAACCGTTGTATAATGTCTTAAACTAGCCAATTTAAGCAAGTTTTTTGCCTTCTGTACATTGATTTGCATTTGTGTATAAACTGCCTTTGTTGCGTCTATTGTAATCCCTACCATCTTGCGAAGGTTTGCACCTACTTTTTGCAATAACTGAAACGCTTTTAACTTTAGTTTACTTGCAAATCTTTGTACTATCGTTTTGCGCTTAGTCTTAACCGTTGAAGCGTGAAAGGTTACACGTTTGCCTCGTTTGGTTGGGATTAGATTAATGTAGCCTACTACTGTTAGGGCTAATTTTGGGGCTTGTATTCTCAATGTTTCGTTTTTCATATAGGGTTTTATTTATTTGATTAAATTGTAGTTGATTAGTATTGATATTGTACCATGTCTAAATTATAATTCTCTAAATTAGCTTTGCCCCATTTTATAGCGTCTTGCATGGCTGTTGCTCCTTCAAAAATTTTGTCTATTTGCCTAAAGTTGTGTTTCTTGCTAAGGTATCGAATGTAGTATGTATCATTTTTGAGATTACTATTTAAACTTTCTGTTTGCGCTTTCAAATGCTGTTCAAATTGTGTGTTCATATATTTATTTTTTGTTGGTTATTGGATTAGTTTAAAATTGCTTTTATCTTGGTGTACATTGTTGGCTCGTCTTGGTCGTTTGCGTCTATTTTAAAACCATATTTATACATGGTAATTTCAATTTCTGCATCGCTCCCGTTTGTCTTACTTGCTTGCTTAACTGCCATTAAATAATTGCATTGAGCGCATACCAAAATAATATGAATGAAGATAATAGTAGATGCAATGATGGTATATATAAGTAGTTTTTTCATGAGTTATAAATTTAGATTAGATTTTTAAAAAATACTAAGGGTTTGAATTATCGCACCCTTAGTAAGGGGATTATAAAAGGTTTTTTGGGATACAATATACATTTGCTTTACTTTCTGTTATATGTCCTGCTCTTTGCAAACTATCTATGTAGTTATTATACGCTTCACATCTTGCTGGTTTATCTTTGCGTCCGTCTTGCTCGTATTGCTTGATTATAGAGGGTAAAATGTAAGTTTTGAAGTTACTATCTATTTGTTTTTTCGTTTCGTTTTTCATGGCTGTAATTTTATGCAGTTAAGTTTATTAATTCTCGTTTCAAACACTTAGTTTCTAGCTTGTAGCGTAGGATTATATTATTTTCCCTTGCCCATTGTGTAGTTAAAAATTTATCTCCGTTTCTGTCAATTAAATTATGTTTTTCGAGTGCATCGAATGAATTATATAGATAGCTTTCACCGTAGCCATATTGGAAATTAAGTTTTATCTGTTTTTCGTCTGGCATACCAAAATTTACGGTTACTAACGAGGCAAAATAAGAATTACCATTTACTTTGTCAAACCATTGTTTTGCCTGTATGTCAATGGTTTTTACTTGTGTTGCTGTGTTTGTTGTTTGCGTGTTCATTTGATTAAATTTTATTTGTTATTTTAATAGGTTTATAAGTTGGAATGATTATTTTATAGGAGTTTCAAATAATGTAACGCCGTTTTTTCTACATAATTGTTCAGTTTTACAAGCAATGAATTGAAACCATGTGTCTATAATTTTATCGGCTTGTTTCTCTGTGTAATTAGTTGGTAATGATTCCCACTTTACCGCTATTTCTAAAATATAGTAGTTTCTAAATTCTACGTTAAAACTAGAAGGTAAGCCCATTAACCAATTTGCAAACATATTTTGAAATGATTTGTAATATCTTAAATTAGCCTTGCAATTGTATTCACTATTAAAACATTGAGCCAAAAATTTAAGTTTATCAACGTCTGTTTTTAAGTCTACATTGTAGCTTTCACCATTTATGCACTCAAGTATATAATTGAATACATTAGTATTTAAATTGCTTGTTTTTTGACCTCTTGCAGTCAATTGATTTGGTTGTTTCGTTTGTGTGTTCATGGTTTTTCGTTTGTTTTTAAGGTTTAAAAGTTAGTTAGTGCGACATCAGCGAAATGTACAAGGGCGTTACCCTTCGCACCTTGTATTTATTTGGTAAGAAGGTTTTTGATATATGGAACAGTAATAGAAGGGTGAAATATTTGTTGCATCGAACTAGCTCCGCTCTTTGCTTGTAGTACTATATATTGTTTGCTGTCTTTGCTTGAATTATATATGTAGGCGTGCTGTATTGTATTATTTTTAAAGTGCTTTATTATTTTAGCTCTCAAAAATTTACCTTCATTAAATGCTGGTTCAACTTCAAAAAACATTTGAGATTTGTCAATAGTTAGGGTATTAGCACAGTCACTACCTACTATAAACTTTTCTCCTTTTTGATTCTCTAAAGTAACCATGTTACTAATAAGTTTGCCGCAATTCTCGCAACACGTACCGTTACCATCTATTAAGGAAACATAATTATAGGAGTGTATTTTATAGGTGTCCGTAAGTGGCAAAGCTCTTTGTATTATCGCTTTCATTTGTTTAAGTTTTAAAGGGTTTGATTATTGATTAATATATATAATTTAATAGTGTGTTAACTTGTTCGTGTTCGTCCATCTCTAGCACTCCAAAGGAATAATTCTCTTCATTAGTACAGTCCTCTTCATTTAAAAATACATTCCCTTCAATCTCTTTTAATTCTGTATTGATTACAGTTAAGCTAATATAGTTTAAACCATTATTTTGACTTAATACATAAATAAATACTCCATCTTGTAAAAGTGTTATTGTATCTTGATTACCACAGCCTAAGATGTATTTTGTACGCTCGTGTTTAGCACCATAATTTAAAGTTATCGGAGCATTATACATGTGCTGGTAATTTACAGCATGAGTATAATTTAAGTCGTTCCAAATAAGTAGTTTTGATTTGTTTAAAGTTTCCATGATATGTTTTTTTTAAGTGGTTTAATTATTTAGTGCGTCTTAACAGACACAAATATATATACATAATGTTGAAACTTGTTTACGTTCATTTGTTAATATATGGTTATAGTTCACCAAACACAATACTACAAAGGATTACAAGGTAATAAACACTAAGCAGTTAACAACCATTTTAACAAATAAATTAACAAAACTTAAAACAAAAAATCATTTTAAAACATACTTTTTTTTAAACGCCTTGAGGTCGAAGACCGAAAGAATAAGAAGCCAATAAACAAATCAAACAACAAAACAAAATTATTAAATCAAATAATTATGTGACCAAAATACAAACACATCACAAATAAATGTGATATACATCACATAATCAACACCATAAAGTTAGACTAATCTAACAAATAAGTTAGACGCATCTAACTTTTGCAATCCATTCACATAATGCGCAACCATGTATTTGCACAAATTTTTAGCAAAGCAAATTAACCACAAATCAAAAACCGACATTTGGCGCACGAAAAACGACATAATTTTAGATATTATGTTAAATAGGGGAGGGTTGCCTTGATTATCAATGTGTTAGAGTATTTAATTAAAGTATCAGTTTAACTAACTTTATTTAATTATAGTAGATAACTTGCTTAGAATCAATGAGTTATACAATATACATAAACTAGTTGTTTAGTTATGTGTAGTATGCTTTATAATTGAATAGGGTTGGTTCAATTCATAACTAATTGAATATCAGTATATTGCATTAACTTACTTAAACAATAGGATTAATGTGTAAATATCAGTATTAGTTAAGTATTTAGTAACTAACTAATTGGGAATCAATGTATTATGCACTTCAATTAATCTAATGAATTAATCGGCTTACATCTAGTTATTAAATTAAGTTTATTAGTGGTGCGCCTGGTTCAATGTTGGTAGTGTTGATGGTCCAACCATAGGACACAACACAGCAAGTCACCACAAGTTAAGCCATGCTATATTACTAGTTAAGTTGGGGCAATTGCACAACCAACCACAATACAGGGCAAAACCTAAAAACATATTGAAACTTAATTTGGAATCAAGCCCCCCGTATCAAAAACTTTTCTACTTTCCCTTTACGGTTGCGATTGGTATATGGGGGCGTTCCCTAAACACTATACTTATGCAACATTCGAAATACATTTTGTATGACTATTCGAACATTTTAATTATAGCTTATTCGAAAGTTATTTATTACGCAACCAAATGACTTCTCATTTATTATGTTAAGTAGGGTTTGTATCTGCTATTGGTATTACCTATATCAGCTTTTAATTAAAAAACTTCCAAATTTATTTTATATTATTGATTTTGTTTTTATCTTTGTGTTCTCGTGTTGGTGTAATGCCAATTTCTCTTTCTTAATATATAAGTTTAGCCCTCTTCGGAAACGTAGGGGGTTTTTCTTTTTATAGTCTGTTAAGATAGAGAAGGAGTTACTTTTTTAGCTCAATGGTAGCAAGGGTTTCAGAGTAGTGATTTCCCTGCATTGGGTAATATTTATCCCATTGAGTGTAATTATATTAGGTTTATTCAATTGTAATTTGTATATTTGTGCTTAAATAAATATATAAAAAATGAGTAAACACGATTATGAAATGAACATTAAGTTAAAGCACAATGAAGTTGTTACTATTGTAGACAAGGAAACGGGTGCAGTACGTGAGGTCAAGAAAAGGACTTGGGGTAATAAAAGATTTAGTGATGATGTTATTTCTACTAATGAGCCATTTAAAAAAGATTATGGGAGAGCATGGGATTATGCTTGGAGTGAATTATCTATCCTTGAATTTCATGCTATGGTCAAGATGGTATTAATGGCTAAATACCAAACTAATTCATTGGAATATCTAAACGATAAAACTACTGCTGTTGAGTTAGTCCGTACATTAGGTGTAAGTAAAAATAAAATAAAAGAAGTATTGAAGAGATTATACCATTTTGGGGTGTACCGAAAATATGAAGTTGTAGATAAGAATAAGCCACATACAAAGTATTGGGTATTGAATCCTTATTTATCGTTCTCTGGTAAGACAGTTAAGGACGATTTAAACGAAATGTTTAGAGATACACGCATTGCAATGATTTATAAATTAGATAACGAATAAAAATTAAATAAAATGATAAGCAAAAATGAATTAAGGCTAGGAAATCTAGTAAATGAAGAAGTTTTAACCGAGTTAACTATAGTAGGGTTACTAGGTAATATTTGCAGGGCTGATAATAAAGGGGAGGATTGCCACCTAAGTTATGATTCTCTTATGGGAATCCCACTTACCGAAGAATGGTTGGTACGCTTTGGCTTTGTAAAAAAAGAGGATGGATTTTATTACTTAGATATTGGAAATGATACAATGATAACTTCTGGCGGTAAAGAGTTTTGGATTGATAAAATAGTAGAAGGAGTAGATGTTTCTGTTGGATTAGGTGGTGGTAATGCAGTTCATCAATTACAGAATCTTTATCATGCAATGGCAAACAAAGAGTTGATTTTACGCAATTATCTATCATTTACCTACTAATTTCTCAATAATTAGTAGTTTTTCTCAATTATTTGCATATATTTGTGCGATAATTTAATTAAATACAATAAAATGTCAACATTTATAAAAGAATGGGAGTATAAAGGTTATGAGTTTGAAACAACTGTTGAATTATATACAGAAGACACGATAGACGATGTACGACACACTATAAAAACTTTTTGCGATACAGCAAATGATTATTTTGCAAAGGATAGCGTACAATCTCACGTACTTGATAAAATTATTATGGAACAGAGTAAAGATGCTATGAAGTATATCGATAAACTTACTAATACTCCATCGAAGGAAGAAAAACTATTATTAGAACTAGGATTCACAGAAACTAAATAAAATTAAATATATGATAAAAAGATTCGCAAAAGGAATAGGCGTAATACTTTTCGCTATAATATCGGCAGTATTATTGTCAATTGTAAAAGACCATGTAGTTATATTACTTGGACATGAAGCCAGATACAACATAATATTTGGATTATTCGGTGGAATTATGGCATTATGCTCAATTGGATTAGCATCTGTTGTATTTACAAATAATTTTGGTAAAGGATTTAATAACAAACAATAAATTAAATATAATATGATACTAAAACAAGTAGAATTTGACGTTACAGCACGTAACAAACTAATCAAAGGGATTGAAACTATTAGCAAAGCAGTTGGTAGTACGTTAGGGGCAAGAGGTAAAACGGTGTTAATTGAAAGCGGTGCAGATGTGCCAGGGATTACGGTAACGAAGGACGGTGTGACTGTTTGTAATAACATCTTACTAGAAGATGCAACAGAGAATTTGGCTGTTTTAATGATGAGAGAGGGTGCAAATAGGACTGCAAAACTTGTAGGTGACGCAACGACTACGACTATTGTACTCTCACAAGCCATAGTAAACGAAGCTATGAACAAAATGGATGGGTCAATGAATAGCACAGAGGTGTATCGTGGGATAAAAAGTTGTTCTGAATACATTATTGGGTTACTTAACAAAAAATCTAAGGCAGTTAACGGTAAAATGTTGAGATATGTAAGTACGGTATCATGCAATGGCGATGCTATATTAGGTAAAATGATAAGTGACGTATATAAATCGGTTGGCAAACTAGGCACAGTAATCATTGAAGACAGTTTGAATGACGAAACATACAGCGAGGTAACCAATGGTATGCGAATTGAAAGAGGTTGGGCATCTAAATACTTTATAAATGATATTGGTAGACAAGAGTGCATATTAGAAAACCCTTATATCTTAGTTACAGACAAAGAAATTGATTCAATTATGAATATTGAGCATATTCTACGTCCTATTATCGAACAAAAAAGAAGTTTGTTGATTATTGGCGAACTAGGAGAACGTGCAATGGCAGGATTAAACGCCAATGTAGCAGTAATGAAGGTTTGCCAAATAATTCCTCCTGACTTTGGATATAAACGTGGTGAATTATTACAAGATATTGCTAGTGCTACGGGTGCTAAATATTTTAGTAGTGGTACGGGTGATAATTTTGAGTTGTTGACTATTGCAGATTTGGGTGAAGCTGAAAAAGTTATCGTTGGTATTGACAATACGGTGCTAATTACTAAAAAAGGCATTGATATATCAGATAGGATTGCGATGCTTAAACAACATATTGTTGAAAGTAGAAGTGCTAAGGAAACAGCGTTCTTAAAACAGCGGGTATCTAATCTAAATGGCAGTATCGGTGTGATTTATGTAGGCGGTAATTCTGAATTAGAACAAAAAGAAAAGAAGGATAGGATTGACGATTCCGTTTGTGCTACATCATGCGCTTTGGAAGAAGGAATATTAGCAGGTGGTGGGATTGCATTACTTGACATATCTAGGACTTTAGGATGGGGTAAAACAGAGAATGAGCGTATTGCTTGTCATATCTTAAAAGATGCTATACAATATCCATTTAAACAGATTCTAACTAATGGCGGTGTAAATCCGACAGATGTCATACCTAAATTAACTGAAGTAGATATGGGTTATGATATATCCAATATGGTAGTAGGTAATATGTTTGATATGGGTATTATTGACCCTGCAAAAGTTACTACAAAAGCACTTGAAAATGCTGTGAGTGTAGCTATTAATATTCTCTCAACTAATTGTATCATCACTAATGTAAGAAACAATGGATAATTTAGATTACGAATACGAATGCATTGAAGACCTTGAAATAAATATTGTTGGGGATAATTATAAATATAATTTCGCTACATACAATGTTGGCAGAAAATTTAGCAAAAATGTTATAGAAACATTAGAAACAGATATTATTAATAAATATTTTAAAAAAGTTCCTATCGCAAATACAATGGACAACATAAAAGTTTTAAACCAAAATATTCTACTTAAAAAAATTGTAGAAGAGCGAAAACTAATGAGTAGTGGACTAATTCTTACTGCTGATGATGAAATTGATAATCGGTATCATAAGGGTAAAATTATCAAGGCAGGACTAATGTTACAATCCGAATTAAAAGAAGGTAGTATTATCTATTACGATAAGATGTCGGGATTTGATATTCGCTTGAATGGTGAATTATACACGATTATCAAAGAGGCTAATGCGCAAATTATAATTGAAGAATAGTATGTCATACACAGAAAAAGAAATAGCAAATAGCTTGCGTGTATCTTACGCAAAAGAGAAAGATAAAATCGAGGCTACTAACAAAAAGGTAAGCAAGATAAAATTTATACTAGTTGGTTGCGATGGTAAATCGTATTGTACAACTTATGATACAAAAACGGGAGAAACTATTGTTGATGAATTAAAATTTAAACTTTAGAAACATAATATTTAAGAGCAGGTATTTTTTATGAATTTATTTCATAACTAGCCCACAGAACCCTCCATTTAATTATGCGAGGGTTATGTGTTTTTAGTCTTCAGCATCATTACCTAAATCTGCAATGCAATTATTAAGTAGTGCAGTATATAACTGCCTTATCTTACGCTTCATCTCACTTGACAAGGTATAAACTCTAGTTTTAGTAGGTAAATCTCTATCTTCACGAAAAACATTGGTAAGTATTACTATCTTACCTTCTTTGAGCATTTTGGTATGCAATTTTGAAGGAATACTATAATCTTTACGCAAATCTTTTAATGATTTTGATGTATGGATATTTTCACCATAAAGGAATAGTAATAATCCTAATGTTCTATCGGTAAGATTATTTTGTTTTTTGAACTTAGTAAATATTGGGTAAAAATGCATAAGCATACGCCCATGCTCATTGTAATTGAATTTCATGTAAATTTTATTTTATTTAATTAATTACAAAATTATAGTATTTTTGCATTATGGCATTGGGTAAAACAGCAAAATATAGTATGAGTAGTCCTAAGGGTAGAAAACGCCATCAAGACTATCAAGCTGAATATCAAAAAGCGCAAGACCAAATAAATAAAAGAAGGGAATTATCTGCTAATGCAGATGCAGTAAAAATAAAAAATAAACAAAATAAATAACATGAGCTATCAACAACTACAAGGCAATAGAGCGTATCAAATACCAGATTCTGCAACATTTGATATTGCTAGTTACAACCCAATATCTGGTATTAATCAACCATCAATGACAACTAGTAAAATAGGATATGTATCATATATGGCTATTACACAATCCGCAGGAGCATTGCTGACAATTACATTTTCATCCGATATAATTGGATGGTCTGTAGCTCCAACTGCGGTTACAATTACAACAGATAGTGGTGGCGGGTCTGGCGCAACAGCAACAGCATCAATAAACTCATCTACTGGAGCATTGGTTATTACGGTAACTGCAGGTGGAACATTATATACTAATGCATCGTTATTGACATTAAATTTAACAGGTGGTACATTAGTACCTTCTGTAAGGTGTCAACCATTTAGAGTATATTTTAACGCTACAGGGACTATTACTTCTGTAACTACATCGGGTGGGGATGTATTAACAAGCCCAGTTTTTAGCGCAGGTGTATGTCCATTTTCATTAACATCAATTAACCCTGCAACATCTAAAGCAATAGCATTTTGGTAAACTATGGAGAAGATTACCAATCTTGAAGTAGTTAGTAATATGGTATTACCAAAAAATACCAATATTAAAACTATTAATGGGATTTCTCTTATTGCTACTAAGTACGATACCAATATAAATATTAGTGGTGGCGGTAGTACTAATAGTAATGTATTAATAGATGGTGGCGGTTTTACTTTACCATCAAATTCAGTATTAATTGATGCAGGTTCATTTTAATAAGATATGGCAATACAAGTACGAAGAGGCATAGAAGCAGATAGGACGACAGTAACCCCTGAAAGTGGTGAACCAATATGGGTAACAGATTCAAAAAGGTTACTAATTGGTGATAATTCAACAGCAGGTGGGATATCAGTTAGCACTAATCTTTTTACAGCATCAGGTGTGCCTTCTACACTATACCTAAACGGGGATTACTATATAAATACGGCAACAGGATTTTTGTATCAACAACAAGCAGGTGCATGGGTTTATATAATGACATTAGGCGGAAGTGGAGGTACAAGTAATTCAGATTATAATAATTTTTTCCTTTTAATGTAATAACATGGCAGTAGCACTTAAAAACAAAACAGTAGCTCCATCGGCAGCAACACTTACAACTTTATATACTTGCCCTGCATCAACAACGGCAGTAGTAGGGATATTAACAGTATGTAATCGTTCAGCAACAGCTACTACTTACAGAATTGCAACTAGACCATTGGGGGCTGCAATAAATGATAGTTATTACCATTGCTACGATATAACTATTGATGGTAATTCAACAGATACATATAGTGGTTTATGTTTTATAGCAACAGATGTCCTTAGTGTTTATGCAACACTTGCAACAGTATCTTTTAATGTTTCACTTCAAGAAAATTCTTAATTATTATGGGCGTAAATAAAACAAATGTAGCAAAGGAAACGAATGGTAATTTAGCATCATTGGTTGCTAAAGATTATGCAACAGAAGCTACATTAAGTGATATTTTAAGTAATGGAGCAACTGCCGCAAACCAAGTTACAGAAACGGCAACAATAGCACTATTGACATTAGCGCAAAACTCAACTACAGCTTCACAATTAGGAACTTTAATGCAAGGGGCAACAACAACGGCAGCCCCTAGTTATACAACAGCGAGAACAAACCCATTATCGCTTACAACGGCAGGGGCATTAAGAACAGATGCATCAGCAACTACACAGCCTATAAGCGTTGCTGCTCCCACAACTATTTATCACGGTAAAAAGACGGTAACAACTGCAGGAACACGTGTCGCATTGGCATCTAGCCAAGCAGTAAGAAGCGTATGCATCAAAGCCTTACAAACTAATGGTGGTTATATATATGTAGGAGATACTTCTACATCATCAACAACAGGATTTCAGCTATTAGCAGGGGATACTATTTCGCTAGATATTGCCAATCTAAACACCGTATACATCGATAGTTCTGTGAGTGGAGAAGGTGTAACATATATTTCATCAAATTAAAATTTAATACTATGAATCAAGCTACAACACAAGCTCCATCACGAAGTCAATTTGACCTGTTACTTTCAACGACCAGTAGCGTTAAAGCTATGAATTGGCAATTTCAGATAAATAATAATGCTGCATCATCCGATATGACATCTGGACAGATTTATTGGATTGCAATGTACCTAACCGCACCTGCCACAATAACAGGGGCGTATGTTCCATTTAATAGAGCAGGGAATTATACAGCAAACAATAATAATAGAATTGGGTTATATTCAACAGATGGCACTACGCTAACACAAGTAGCATCAATTGCAGATACACCTACTATGTGGACTACGACTTCAATGCTTACACAGGCATTTACTTCAACGTATAATGCACCTGCTGGACTTTATTATATGGCTTATCTATGGTGTTCTTCTGTTACAATTACAGCACCAAGGCTAGTACAGCAATCAATGGCTGGGGCGTTTGTAGACTTAGCACTAATTGGGAATAATATTAGAATGGGTACAATGTCTGGGCAAACTAATCTACCATCTACGCAAGCTATTTCTGGGATTGCTCATAGTGGAGGTTCGGGACAGGTAGTGCCGTGGGCTGGTATTTATTAACCTTAAAAAAATATAAACATGAAAAATTTTGAACTAGGGAAAACCTACACGATTGAATTAATACCAGCTAAACCAGCAGTAACATCTACAATATCAACAATCGCAAGAACTGTTGAAGATGATGGGGTACAAGTAATTGCTAAGGTTTATTTTGATGAATTACCAGAACCTGTAATAGTCACTTTATGGGATTCAAGTGTATATGCATCTATTGGGGTGTGGACAGACGAAATGGCAAATGCAAGAATTTTGGAGTTATTAAATGCAAAATAGAATAAAATCTATAATTTATTAGCATTATTACACAAAAACACTTAGATTTGTGGTCTAAATTAAATCAAATCATGTCTTCATTTGAAATTTCTGGTGTTTTAAAGGTAAAAAACAATACACAGCAAGTAAGCGATAAATTATCAAAACGAGAATTTGTAGTTACTACTGATAATGATTCTAAGTACCCACAAGTAATTAGTTTCCAACTTACACAAGATAAGTGTTCGTTAATTGATAGTATCCAAATTGGCGACGAAGTAAAAGTACATTTCAATTTAAGAGGTCGTGAATGGAATAGCCCAACAAAAGGGTTTATGTATTTTAATTCATTAGAAGCATGGAAGATTGAAAAATTAAGTTCAAGTCAACCAAGTACGCCTAGTACTGCATCTGAATATGTTTCGGCTAATCCGAATAAGATAGCACCTGCACAACCTTCGACTGATATACTAGAATCAACTTTACCATTTTAGCATTTATAATAATTATTAAAATTAAATAATTACATTTGCATCATGTCAGCAATATCATCATACAGCAACAATTCGCCCGTATTATCTACGGACAAAGTAGTAGGAACTAACGCAGCAGGTTCAACAAAGAATTTTTTGTTTAGCGATATATCTACTTTTATACTAGGCAATGCACCTTTAACCGTTACCAATACAACAAGCTCTGCATATACATTAGCATTAACAGATGCAAATACTACTATTGTTTATGGTGGAGGTACGACTTCTACATTTACCGTTCCATTAAACGCTACTGTTGCGTTCCCAATAGGAACTGTAATCCAAATAATGAACGCATCAACAGGTGGTGGATATACAATAACAATAGCTGTAATCGGTGGTGTAACAATAAAACCAACAGGTGCTACGATTGCTCAAAATGCAATAAAAACTTTGAAAAAAGTAGCTACTGATACATGGTTCATTTACTAATACAATTAAATCAAATATAAATTAAATCTAATGTCAAAATTTGAAAAGCTAGAAGAAGCTGAATTAACTGAACTACAAACGGGCAATGCAAGAATCAATGAACTTAAAAGGTTACTTGCAGAAAATGTTATTGTTTCTAATAGATGTCGTAAAGATAGACTAACACTATTGGAAGAGTTTGAAAGCCAAGAATACAAGTATAATTCTATTAGCGATGCCATTACTAGGAAATATGGTAATGTAAGTATTGAATTACCAAGTGGAAATATAATTTACAATTCGTAATGAGTATTCGCAAAATAGCTGTTGGTGCGGAATATAAAACCGCAATGCATTACGTTGTAGGTCAATCTGTAATTAATGGTGATTTTACTATTAATCTAATAGAAGATAAAAAAACGGAAGTAAAGATTTGGATTGAAAATAAATCCAATGAAATTTTTTTATGGAAGTCATACAATAAAGTAATGCCAATGTCTATTGAGTACAAAATTGACTTTATCTAATGAAACCATTATTTACATTTCTAGTTGAACCTATTGATGGTAAGAGGTATACGCCTATTGCCAATAACGGATTAGTACTTAGTGCTTCACAAGAAGACCACCAAGTTACTAATAGACAAGCAATAGTAGTTGATACGCCATATACCTATAAAGGTGAAATAACTAAAGGAGATACTTTATTAGTTCACCATAATACATTTAGAAAATACTATGATGTAAAAGGTCGTGAAAGAAATGGTACTTCTTATTTCAAAGATGGGTTATACTTTATTTTCAACGAGCAATTTTATCTATACAAACACAATGGCAAATGGACTTCGGTAAATTCATTTTGTTTTGTAGAACCTACTGAAGATGCATTGATTGGGAAATTAGTGTATGGCAATAAAGAAACAGAAGAATTAGGAATTAAAGAAGGAGATACGGTTGTGTTCCAACCCGATTCCGAATATGAATTTAATGTAGAAGGTAAAAAATTATATCGAATGTACACAAAGAATTTATGTCTGATAATAGCTTAAAACAACAAATAATTGAAGCAGGTAGACTTGCCGTTGCCGAATTAATTAAGGTAGCTAAAGAGCCTATTATTGGTGGTATTGGAGATGATTTAAGTGCTGATAGATTAAAGACTGCATCACAAGCAAAACGTATAGCCATTGAAGATTCATTTGCGATATTATCTAGGATTGAGGAAGAAGAAAATCTACTTAATACGAAAGGTGAAAATTCAGAGGCACTTTCAAAGAAAGGGTTTGCGGAAAGGTATTCAAAAAAGAAATAAATGTTATACAAGGTTATTGACAATATAATTCCAAAACAAGTACTAACCACAAAGAATAGAAATCAATCGTGGGATTATGGCTATAATGAAGAATACAACATTGTAATCATATCGCAAGATGGTACATTGGGCGAAATTTACCAAATAAATGGGTTGCTAATAGGATTACCTTTAGTACCAAATAAACTTGCTACAAAGCACAATAAATGGGTTGCATTTATATATCCAAGTGAACTTAAATCCATTAAGTCAATGGCTGAATGGAATAAACGAGATAATGCATTTAAAAATCTATGGATTGACTATATTGAGGACGAGTTTATAAGACGAGAAAATGGTTATTGGTTTATGAATAATAATGTACCAACATACATTACGGGTTCTCATTATATGTTTTTGCAATGGTCAAAAATAGATGTGGGATTGCCTAATTTTTGGGAAGCACATAGGGTTTTATATATTTTTTGGGAAGCGTGTAAGGCAGATTATCGTTGTTTTGGGTTAATTTACTTAAAAACAAGACGTACAGGGTTTTCATTTATTGAATCTTCGGAGTGCGTTAATATTGGTACAATAAATAGCCAATCTAAAATAGGTATATTATCCAAAACGGGTGGTGATGCTAAAGAAATGTTTACTGAAAAGGTAGTACCTATATATACAAATTATCCATTCTTTTTTAAACCTATACAAGATGGTATGGATAAACCTAAAACAGAGTTATCTTTTAAAGTTCCTGCATCTAAAATTACTAAGTCTTCTATAAACAAAACAGATATTGTGCATGAAGAAGAAGGTTTAAATACTGTAATTGATTGGAGTAATACTGACGATAACGCTTATGATGGTCAAAAGTTGCTATTTTTAGCACATGACGAATCTGGAAAATGGCTCAGACCTCAAAATATAAAAAATAATTGGAATGTAACTAGAACTTGCTTGCGTTTAGGGCAAAGAATTATAGGGAAATGCATGATGGGTTCTACTGCAAATGCTTTAGATAAAGGGGGACAGAATTACAAGGATTTATTCAATGCTTCTGACCCAATGAAAAGAACTGCTAATGATAGAACAGAAAGTGGGTTATATTCGTTGTATATACCTATGGAATGGTATTATGAAGGATTTATTGATGAGTACGGTATGCCGATATTTGAGGCGTCTAAAAAAAATCCTGTTTATAATAGTGAAGGAGAAAAAGTATCAATTGGCGTAGTTGAATATTGGGAGAATGAAGCAAAGGCATTGAAAAGTGATTCATCTGCATTGAACGAATTTTATAGACAAAATTCTCGTACAATTTCTCACGCATTTAGAGATGAAAGTAAAAGTTCTTTATATAATCTAACAAAAATATACCAACAGATAGATTATAATGAAGGACTAATGGAGAATAGGTATATAACTACGGGTTATTTTAGTTGGCTTGATGGAGTAAAAGATACTAAAGTAGTATGGACACCAGACCCAAAAGGTCGTTTCAAAGTTAGTTGGATTCCACCTAAAGAATTACAAAATAATGTTACTAAAAATAATGGTAGGTTCTATCCAAATAATGAACATCTAGGGGCATTTGGGTGTGATTCCTATGATATTTCGGGTGTTGTTGGTGGTGGTGGCTCTAAAGGTGCTTTGCATGGTAAAACTAAATATAACTTAGACGGTGCACCAATAAATGAATTTTTCCTAGAATATGTATCAAGGCCACCGACAGCAGAAATATTTTTTGAAGATGTTTTAATGGCTTGTGTATTTTACGGTATGCCAATGCTAGCTGAAAATAATAAGCCAAGATTATTATACCATTTTAAACATAGAGGGTATAGAGCATTCTCAATGAACAGACCCGATAAGCCTACAAATAAATTGTCTGTAACTGAATTAGAATTGGGTGGTGTACCTAGTGCTAGTGAAGATATGAAACAAGCACACGCAGATGCTATTGGAACTTATATAGAAAAAAATGTTGGATATGATTTAGAAGGAACTTATAGAAGTTCTGATGAAATTGGGAATATGCATTTTAATACAACATTGCATGATTGGGCTAGATTTGATATAAATAATAGGACTTCACATGATGCTTCTATTAGTTCTGGATATGCAATTATGGCAACTCAAAAGCATTTATACCTTCCAATTGTGAAAACACAGAAAATTAGTATTAATTTTGCACAATACGATAATAAAGGAACTATCAGCAAAATTAAAAATCATAATGAATAATAGCAACACATCTCCGATTGCAATATCCCAATGCTCATTCCCAAGCATAATAGTTCCTGATAGTGTAAAAGAAACCGAAGAATACGGGTTACAAGTAGGAAAAAGTATTCAATATGAGTGGTTTTTCAGAGATGGCACTACTTGTAGATTCTATAATCAATGGGTTGAATTTCATGAACTTAGATTATATGCTAGAGGCGAACAATCTAATGCCAAGTATAAAACATTAATGGCTACAAATGGGGATTTATCTCATCTAAATTTAGATTGGGCTAATGTTCAAATTATGCCTAAGTTTATTGATATAGTTGTCAATGGCAATCAAGATAGATTATATGAAGTGAAATGTGAGGCACTTGACATCATGTCAATGGAGAAAAAGAATAAGTATCAAGAGATGGTGGAACTTAATATGTATGGAAAACCTGCATTATCCGCTATCAAAGATAATTTTGGCGTTAATGGATTTGATATGCCTGAAAATGAAATACCGCAAAATACAAATGAATTAAAGTTGCACATGCAAATGAAATACAAACCAAGTATTGAGATTGCAGAAGAAGTTGGGATTACTACTATTATGTTGCAAAATAACTATGACCAAATAATTAGAAAGCAAGTTTTATATGATATAACTACAATAGGTATTGGTGCTTGTAAACACGAGTTTAATATTAATAGTGGCGTAGAATTAAGTTATGTAGACCCTGCAAATCTTGTTTATTCATATACTGAATCCCCTATATTTAAAGATGTGTTCTATTATGGTGAAGTAAAACCAAATGTGCCATTGACAGAGATACTTAAAATAAAACCAGATATTACTGATGAAGAAGTAGAACGAATATCAAGTGTAGGTTCATCATGGTATCAATATTATGGCGTTATGCAACCTTATTGGAATAGCCTATTTAATAGAGATACTTGTACATTAATGTATTTCAATTACAAAACAAGTAAAAAAGAAGTTTACAAAAAGAAGAAGTTAGACAATGGGATGGAAAAGGTTATTCCTAAAAGTGGCGAATTTAATCCTGAACCTAACGAGCATTTCGAGAAATTAGAGCGTAGAATTGATGTATGGTATGAAGGGGTTATGGTATTAGGGACTGATATAATTTTGAAGTGGGAACTATCTAAAAATATGGTCCGACCTAAGTCGGCTACACAAAATGCGATGCCTAATTATATAGTATCTGCACCACAAATGTATAAAGGACAAATATCATCATTGGGCAAACGAATGAAGCCATTTGCTGATTTAATTCAAATGACGCATTTAAAATTACAGCAAGTACTATCTAGGATTGTTCCTGATGGTGTTTATATTGACGTAAATGGAATAAGTGGCGTAGATTTAGGTACGGGTGGTACATATAATCCACAAGATGCATTAGACCTTTTTTTTGCAACTGGTAGCGTAATTGGGAGTTCATCTACTATGGAAGGTGATTTTAACCATTCTAAAATGCCTATACAAGAATTAGGAACTAATAGCGGCATTGGCAAAATTAATAGCCTTATTACAGCATATAATCATTATTTGAATATGATTAGAGATGTTACGGGATTAAATGAAGCTAGGGATGCATCTACACCTGATAAAGGTTCATTGGTTGGATTACAGAAGTTGGCGGCAGCTAATTCTAACACAGCAACAAGGCATATCTTACAAAGTAGTTTATTTATTACAAAACAATTAGCTGAATGTATTTCATGTAGGATTGCAGACATACTAGAGTACGCCCCATTCAAAGATGAATTTGCTATGCAGATTGGGAAGTATAATGTGGCTACATTAGATGAAATAAAAGAATTGTATTTATATAACTTTGGTATATTTATTAATGTTGAACCTGATGAAGAAGAAAAAGCTAAGTTGGAAGAAAATATATCCATTGCGTTACGAGTAGGAACAATTAAACTAGAGGATGTAATTGATATTAGAGAAACGGGTAATATAAAGACTGCAAATGAAATTTTGAAACTAAAAACCGTTGAGAGAGAAAAGGAAATGCAGTTACAGAAGCAAAATGAGATTAATATGCAAACGCAAGGTAATATTCAATCAGCACAAGCATCATCTCAATCTCAAATGGCAGTTGTACAAGCGGAAGGGCAAATAAAATTACAATTAGCACAACAAGAAGCACAAAATATTAAACTGAAGTTAGAGTTAGATGGGCAAATACAATCTAAGTTAATGGAACAAAAATTCCAATATGATATGCAATTGGCAGGGATGAGTAATCAATTAGTAAATAGCAGAGATAAGCAAAAAGAGGATGCGAAAGATAATAGGACTAAACTACAAGCTACACAGCAATCGCAATTAATTGAGCAAAGAAAGAATGATACGCCACCCGTTGACTTTGAAAATGGCGCACCAATTGACCAATTTAGTTTGGAAAATATAAATAAATTATAAATTATAAGTTCAAACACATATATAT